CAGAAAGAGTGGTGAACAATCGTGACTGAAAAAGAACTAAAACCTTTGCCAAACCTTATAAATTCAAGAATTGAAAAAGGATTGACTCAAGAAAAGTTAGCTAAGAAGGCAAAGGTTTCAAGACCATTATTATGCAACATCGAACGAGGTTACGCTTTACCTTCGTTACCTGTAGCATACAGAATTGCAAAAGCACTAGATAAGCCAATGGAACATCTTTTTTTTAATAAAAATGTTCAAAAATTGAACAAACCAGCCTAAGGAGTGATTATGGTATGAACCAACTTCAAAGATTTATGTACAGCAATCAAGAAGTACGAAGCACAGTTATTGATGGTCAACCTTGGTTTGTAGCGAAAGACGTTTGTGATGTTCTGGAGATTTCTAACAATCGTGATGCTTTAAATAGGCTAGATGAAGATGAAAAGGATGTAGTTTCAACCGACACCCTTGGAGGAATGCAAAATGTTTCCGTTGTAAACGAACCGGGCCTTTATTCCTTAATCCTCGGCAGCCGCAAACCTGAAGCAAAACAATTCAAACGCTGGATCACACACGATGTCATCCCAAGCATCAGAAAACACGGTGCTTATATGACACCACAAACAATAGAACAAGCCATCACTTCACCAGACTTTCTTATTCAACTTGCAAACAAAATTAAAGACGAACAAACAAAAAATAAGTTACTTGAAGAAAAAATTGAGCAAGACAAGCCTAAAGTCCACTTCGCTGAATCAGTTGAAATATCCAAAGATTCTATTTTAATCTCCGATCTAGCCAAATTGCTAAAACAAAAAGGTGTAGATATCGGAGAACATCGACTTTACAGATTTATGAGAGAAGAAGGTTACCTTATCAAGTCTGGTTCTGAGTATAACAAACCTACGCAGCGTTCAATGGATCTAGGAATATTCGAAATTAAAACAGGTTATCGCAGTGGTACAGGTGGTGTAACAAAACTAACTTATACATCTAAGGTAACCGGAAAAGGTCAAATTTACTTCATTAATAAGTTTTTAAAACATTCTGCTTAATACAATTCAATTTCACACAACTAATAACCTTCTAAATAAGAAAAATCTTCCAAGGAGGACAACATGGAAAAAATATATGTACAGCCTGGGCAACGATTAAAAATCCCTGTTAATAACTTATCCCCAGAATTAATATTACGGATGTTTACTGAAGTAGAACAAGCAAAAGAAAAGCTGAAGGAGGAGAAGAAAGTTGGCTAAAAAACTAGATGATATCACAAACCGCAGGCTGACGGTAATTCCATTTAAAAGACCGGACAAGCCCAAGCGTGAAACGCGCATCTATACACCAACCTGTGGATGCGGCGCTGAAGCAGAGTACGAAGTATACGACAACCTTCAGCCACACTGTAAAAATTGCACTCAGGAAGCCATGACCAGCACCATCAAGCCATTTGTGAGACCGATCGGAGGGTTTGACGATGCAAGCTAATACGGATCCACGTTACCCACAGCCCACACAGTTCATTGTTGATACTGCTGACGGAAGACACATGCAGTGGCCAGCTTACGACTATGACGATCTACTCAGGACGCTTCACTTTTACGGACACACACCAACATTCATCAAGCCCCTGACAGAATATGAAGCTGAAATACTCGCCAAAGAAGCGCAAGAGGATTTGATGCATCAATTCCGTGTGGAGTTAGAAAGAGAGCTGAAAGAATCTGCTTAAAACGGTACTGGACATAATCGAACATTACAAAGGAGAGAGTGAAATGGACAAATACGAGAATCACCGTGACGAATGGCACGAAGAGGATGCAATGAGGAAGCTTGGTATCAATCCAGATGTGAGAACTTGCGAGGATTGCGGAGATAACATTGATGATCTGCTTCCTGAGTTCGACACATGTAATTCATGCTTTTTTCGAGAAAGCGAGTGAAGAAAATGGAAATCACACACTTTGACAAATTGAGAATCAATTCAGATTCAAGCGTAAGATCAGTTTTTCTTGACGTAACAGCATTTGACCAAGGAGCCAGTAGTGGATTTATGGCAGTTGCTTATAACATTCCAAGTTTCAACAAAGAATCATACGCCAAGCACAAAACTGAAGTGAGAAGAAAGGAAAATCAAACAGGATTGTTCGTTCACAAATACTCTGATGCTGAAATTCCGGAATGGTGGAGAGATGCTGAAATCTTATATTCGTGGGAACAGGAGTGAAATACATGTACGTAGATCGCACACCAGAGTTGAATGAAAATATTGATCGCATTCTTGAACTAGCCAAAATTGCCAAATCCAAAGGGACCTTTGAAGGAACACTGAAACGTGTGTACCTAATGAACAAAGTGAAGCAATATCGCATGGAGCAACGAAAAAAGGCAGCCATTGCCGTGGCCGCCCGAGAAAGACTCTTTGAAAATTAACTTACGGATATTTTATCACGAATTAGGGAGGAATGACAGATGCAAGCGATTCGTTTAGTAGGCACCAAGGACATGGAGCATGACGAGTGGTTAGAGTGGCGGCGAAGTGGCATAGGCGGTTCTGATGTAGCTGCTATCTGTGGTCTAAGCCGTTATAAATCAGCTTTGGAAGTCTACTTAGACAAAATCGGAGAGATCCCACCTATCGCAGACAATCCAAAAATGAAGGCTGGCCGTATCCTTGAACCAGTTGTAGCTGATTGGTTCGAAGAAGAGACCGGGATACGTGTTCAAAAACAGAATTACATCTTCCAACATAAAGACCATCCTTGCATGCTTGCGAACATCGACCGTTGGGTCCCAGGAGAGAATGCAGGGCTTGAGATCAAAAATACTGGTGAATATTCACGCAATCACTGGTTTGACGGAAATACAGAAGTTATTCCAACAGAGTACCAATTACAAGCTAATCATTATATGGCTGTCACAGGTGCTGACAAGTGGTATGTAGCTGTTCTGATCGGCGGCTGGGACTTTCAATGGCGCGTGATCGAGCGTGACGAGAACCTGATTAACAGCCTTATCTCGATAGAAGAAAACTTTTGGAATTTCCATGTGAAGGCAAAGGTTTTACCGGAAGTTAAGGCACAGGATACAAACTTGATGAATTACATGTTCCCTCGTAGCGCCTCTACAAGCGTCAATATAAGCGAAGTCTACTATGACCTTGTAAATAGACTACTAGTCACGAAGACAGCCTTAAAACAGGCAGAGGAAGACCATGAAGACGTAAAAAACAAAGTTAAGCAGTTGATGGGTGAAAATGAGCTAGCGATATGGAAAGATGAAAAACTTTGTTCTTGGAAAACAAACGCACGCGGTAGTCGCGTATTCAAAATATTAGGAGGAAATTAACAATGAATATGACAAAAGCACCAACAAGCCAAAGTGGATTAGCAGGAACGTTATCAAGTATAGCTACAACAACTACAACAACACCGACCAAAGGTAAAACCATCAATGACCTATTTGAACAAATGAAGCCAGCTATTGCACAGGCTATTCCTAAACACCTTACTCCTGATCGTCTCCTTCGAATTGCTACAACCAGTATCCGCACTAACCCTAAACTAAAGGTTTGCTCACCTGAGAGTCTTCTAGGAGCCGTTATGCAGTGTGCTCAGCTAGGTCTTGAACCTTCTATCTTAGGTCACGCATACCTAATTCCTTATAAGAACAAAGGCGTAGACGAATGCCAGTTTCAGATTGGTTACAAAGGACTGATTGAGCTGGCGCGCCGCACCGGACAGATTAGCAGCATCATGGCGCAGGCTGTTCACCAGAATGA